ACAAATGGGCAAAGCAGAAAAGCCAAACTATGGTGAAATGATTAAGCCACGTAGTAGTGGTAGTGAGCCATCAAATGCTAGACTATATGCACGTATTATTCAAGAAGCAAAAGATAAATTTGATGTATATCCATCTGCAGTTGCTAACTCTTGGGTAGTTCAAGAATACAAGCGTCGTGGTGGAACATATAAATCAGAAAAAACAATAACTAAAACTATCTGGGATGATGGTTTGTTAGATCCAAAGAATTTTATAAAATAATGCCAAAAAGAAAAGCAACTGCATTTAATCCAACACAGATTAAAAATGGAAGAATTGTTCGCCTTAGAAAAGACGGAACAGTTAAAGTAGATCTTGGTCCATATTTAAATCAATCACAAAAGAAGGTTAATCATGGCTGATACATACTCACCTAATGCTGGCATGAAGGCTGCTGCTCGTCGTGCTTTAAAGTGGAAAGAAGACGGTAAGGCAACAGGTGCTGGAACTCCAGTCGGATGGGGCAGAGCAACAGATATAGTTGCTGGTAGAGCAATGTCTTTAAGTACTGTCAAGCGTATGTATTCTTTTTTTTCCCGTCATGAAGTAGATAAAAAGGGTAAAGGTTTTTATGATGGTCCAGAATTTCCATCTAATGGTCGTATTATGTGGGATGCTTGGGGCGGAGATGCAGGGTTTGCATGGAGTCGTGCCATTGTTGAAAGAGAAAAGAAAAAGGTAGAAAAAATTTGGCAGGGAACTGCCTTTGATTTAAGAAAGTAGGGGGGGCGGTATGGAAAATTTAGAAAAAAATGAACTAATTCAATTGGTTTTATTTTATAAGCAAAAACTATCTGATACAGAATTAGATTTATTAAAATCACAACTTGAAATTAATAAACTTAATTCAATAAATTTAACTCTAAGTAAGCAGCCAGAGAAAAAATCTAAATAAATGGAGTATTTGTCAATTATAGGCTTGACATTGCTTGCCTCTTGGTCTATAATTAAAATATCAAATAGAAAACGAATGACGTTTTTAGGAAAAAATAGATATAAGCAAAGTTATATTTATGAAATAATTAAAGATGTTGTTCCAAAACAAACATTTGATAAAACCAAAGTTATAACTCAGTCTCAAAAGCATATTCAAAAGAATATGTTGAAAGTAGTAATAACAGAGGGCAAGGCATATTGGATATTAAATAATGTTTTTTATACTGCAAATGCCATAAACGGCAGAGTAGATGAAGAAACAGTAGAACCATTAGATATTCAAGATATGCCAGCAAAAGAATTAAATAAAATGTTATCAATACTTGATGACTTAAAACAAGGGGTAGAACCAAATGATAGTGGCAGTACAGGGAACAAAAGATTTTAACCAATATGGCGTGTTCTTACGTGCTATGAGTGTTGCTTTGTCTGGAATGAAAGATGAAGATAATGAATTCATTATTTATTCTGCTGGACCATTAAAAGTAAATAATTTTGTTTCAGAATTTTCTAACTTGTCAGAACGTGGAATGAAGGCAAGAGGCAAAAGAATTAAATTTTATAATGTGGCTCCTGCCTGGTTAAATGAAAATATAGATCAGATTAATTATTTTGCTTTTTTAGGTGGTCCAAAGGAACCAAAATCAAAATTGGTTTTAAGTGCAGAGGCAAATAATGTTGATGTTGGTCTTTTTAGATATTAGGAGAAAAAAATGATTATTAAAAGTTTAAATACAATGGAAAAAATTGTAAACAAAAATAAAAATTTGATTTGGCAAGGTTGGGACATCATTGACTTAAAAGAGTCTGATGTAGCAAGAACCTCTCCATTGGGAATTAGAATCAAAGATAAGTGGTACTTACATAGAATTTACAAGCCTGGTCGTAATGGTTGGGATATACCCAATAAGTATAAGGATTAATCTTGAAACAGCATTTGTGGAAAGATGAGGCTATGTGCTTAGGCCTTGATACAAATATTTATTTTGATAAATATGAAGATCAAGAAGATTCCAGGCATAATGTTGATGCGCTTTGTAAGCAGTGTCCTGTAAAAAAGATATGTTTTGCTAACGGGGTTTCTGGAAAAGAGTGGGGCGTTTGGGGTGGTGTTTATTTAGAAGGCGGAGAAATCTCAAGAGAGTTTAATAAGCATAAAACCAAAAAAGATTGGTCCGAAACTTGGCAATCGCTAACAATGGAGAAACAATGATTATACAAATTATAGGGCTTCCTGGATCTGGGAAAACAACATTAGCAAAAGCACTAAAAGAACGCATCAATGCTATTCATCTCAATGCAGATGAGGTACGTGCAGGAGTTAACTCTGATCTTGGTTTTAGTGAAGCAGACAGAATTGAGCAGGCACGTCGTCTTGGTGAGATGGCACGTCTTATTGCAAAGCAAGGTGTAGCACCAGTTATTGTTGATTTTGTATGTCCTACAGATTTAACTCGTGCAGCATTTGGAACACCTGATGCTTTAATTTGGATGAACACAATTGACCAAGGTAGATTTGAAGATACTAATAAGATATGGGAAGATCCAGAGTATACTACTATTACATTTATGAATCATTCAATGGATGCAAATGAAAAAGCAAGTCACATTATAGATGCTATGGGTCTTCACGATTGGTCTGCACCTACAACGCTTATGCTGGGTAGGTATCAGCCTTGGCACGAAGGGCACCATGCTCTCTATAAAGAGGCAGGTAAGAGAACTGATCAGGTATTGTTGGGAGTTCGTAATACATACAATACAAGCGAAAAGGATCCACTTACCTTTGATGAGGTAAAGGGTTATATTGCTAAGGATGAGTTTATGGATGGTGCATTAGTACTAAGACTACCCAATATCACCAACATTGTTTATGGTCGTGATGTAGGATATAAGATTGAGCAAGTAGATTTGGGGGCAGAGATTCATGCTATTTCGGCTACTGAAAAACGCAAGCAAATGGGTATTTAAACAAATAGAAGATGGTGGTCGTAGGATGAATGAAGCAGAAGAGAGAATATACTTTGGAGATAAAGATGAAAGTAACAAGGGCTAGATCCTTTGCTAAAGCATTAAGTTATCGCATATGGGGAACACTTTCTTCATTTATTGTTGCATACATTATTACAAGAAGTGCCACGATTTCTGGAGCAATTGCGTTCTGGGAAACGGTAGTCAAGATTTTTATTTACTACGCACATGAGCGTGGCTGGAACTATATACAATGGGGAAGAAAATAATGTATACAGACTCTATGCGTAAAGCCTTTCATTCTATAACCCCTCCCAAAGGATTTAGTGTTGAGATTATTGACAATGATCACTTTCTTACGGTAAAATTAGATGAAAGAAAGTTTTTACATATGGTGCATGACGAAAAAATATTAGCACTGCAATATGTTGTAAAAATTAAAAAGGCTCTGGAAGATTGCGGAGCCATTGTTTTGGTAACAAGGGAAGCGGTTAAATGATTATCCAGTTATTCAAACTTGCTGTTTGTAAGTTTAAAACGCATACCCTTGTTGCTGCTGGAGCGTGTCCAGTTACTGGAAAAAGTTATAATGCATGTACAAGGTGTGGAGGAATGATTGCAATATGAAAAAGAAAACAAAAGTATTAGTATTGATAGTATTATCTTTATTAACTGCCGTATCTCTTTGGGCAGCCTCTAACTTCAAAAAAATATCTGATTTAGATATTTTTGATATAGAAGAAGATTAATGCAAACCTTTTTACCATATCAAAATTATAGAGAGTCTGCAGAGTCTTTAGATAATAAACGTTTAAATAAACAAATACTTGAGGCCTACCAAATACTTAAGGTGTTGTCTGGTCAGTCACCTTCGGGTGCCTGGAGAAATCATCCCGCAGTATTAATGTGGAAAAATGCAGAGTATTCATTGAGGACATATGCTAAAACAATGATTTCAGAGGCTAAGTCAAGGGGTATAAAGACAGACAAGAACGAAGCCAATATAGACGCCCTAGAAGCCCTTTGTGGCCCTATATGGGGTACCGATAAACCCTTCTGGGCTAACTCTTCTGGTCCACATCTAAATAGAATTAATATTACCCATAGGGCTAATCTTTACCGTAAAGATCCAGAATTCTATGTTGAATTTTATGTTGATATCAAAAATAAGAACAATAAGCCTTGCTGTGATAAATGTTTATATTATTGGGCAACTCATGCCATTAGAGATAGAGTACAATAGTTAGTATGGAAATAATGCTTGTAATATTTTTTGCTACCTTATCCCTTTCTTTTTCTATAGCATATTGGGCTACTCTCAATAGACTCAACAAGTCTAATATTTTAATGGCTGAACTTTTTATAAAAAATACAGCGCTTGAAGAGTTAACGTCTAGAATAAAAAACGATGCTGGAATTTCAGACGACTTAGTACACAAAGAAAATTTTATTAAATTCCTTTCTGATTCAAGAGATTGGGCTTTTGAATATATTGAGCAGTCCCAAAAAACTATCAAAGAAGTATCGGAAGAACTTAAAGACAAAGGTTTGGATAACTACTCTGACAAACTTTTATCATTATTGCCACCAACTGTGGGAGAGAAATAATATGAAAGATGTTTTGCTATCAACACTAACAGGTTTTGGATGCGGTATCGTGTTTGCTGCATTCAAATTGCCAGTACCAGCACCACCAGTTTTTGCGGGAGTCGCAGGAATTATTGGACTTTGGATTGGCTTTACAACACTAACACGAATTATATCCTAGGAGGAATAATGAATAACTTACTAAATGATAAGACAAAGGCAATGCTTGCATCATACGGACGATCTGTTCTTGGTGCATTAATTGCACTTTATATGGCTGGCGTAACAGATCCAAAAGATCTATGGGCTGCACTAGTTGCTGCTCTAGCGCCCGTTGCATTGAGAGCGCTTAACCCTAACGATAAGGCATTTGGGGTACTGCCAGACACTGGCGCTGTTTCAGATGCACTTAGCAAGATTGTACCTGCTAAGAAGGCTCCAGCAAAAAAGAAGGCTGCTGCTAAAAAGAAGTAGTTTATTCTGATAAAGGGGGCAAACTTAAAAACTTGCCCTCTTTATTTTTTATAATGGGGGAATCATGGACTTTGTATATATTTGCAAAGAAGGCGTTAACGAAGAACTAAAGTATTCTATTAGGTCTGTTGCTGCAAGTTTCCCAGACTCAAATATATGGGTTGTTGGTGGCAAGCCTGATTGGTACATAGGAAATTATATTGAGGTTCATCAGATACACACTAAGTATAAAAATGCTGTAGAGAATTTAAAGATGATCTGTTCTTCACCACAAATATCTGACGAATTTGTTTTAATGAATGACGACTTTTATATTATTAAAAAAATAGATAGCATAAACACTTTTCATGGCGGGTATCTATTAAATAAAATAAACTTATATCAAAAACTAAACGGCAATTCTAACTATACTAGAAAACTTAGTGCCACATACAAAAGATTAAAAGCCATTGGAATTGATGATCCACTAGACTATGAACTGCACGTACCTATGGTTATGCAGAAGCAAAAATTGCAAGAAGTATTAGAAAAAAATGACCAGTTTTTATGGAGATCTATGTATGGAAATATATTTAAAGTTGGTGGATCAGAAATGCAGGATGTTAAGGTTTATACTAGAGGTCCATTAGTTTTTAAGTCTTATAATTTAGATATAGACAATCACACATATTTATCTAGCGCAGATAGTTCTTTTGATATTATTTGGAACAATATACTTAAAATTCAATTTAAACAAAAAACTAAATTTGAGAGATAAGTTCTAGGTATTTATCTTTTAAGATGGTTGGAGAAAAATTTGCAACTCCAATATTATATGCTTGTTCTTTATAAGATACTTTATCTTTAATATTAATGTAATCATCAACTGTTTTTGCTAAAGCCCTTGGATCTGCTTCAAATAATTCAAGTCTAATTTTAGTTCTAATTGTTCCTATTGAGTTACTTTTTACTAACCACTCTGAAGGTAAAATAAAATTATTTGGGGATACATCTGTCATAAAAACTGGCAGGGAACTTAGCAAAGCCTCATTCATTGGCAAACATAATCCAGCGTATCGTCTTGGTAATACCATGGCATCAAACCCATCATACATATCTTCTCTATTATCTGGATTTCCAATTTCAACTTTAAGCCTTGAATCTTTAATGTTTGTTTCTATTTCACTTTGGCTTCTAATTACCAACTCATAATCTGCTTTAGAATACTTAAGCATATCAATTACAGTTTCGGTACCATTTCTATCCTTGGCTGCCTTTTTACCAGCAATGTGTAATATTCTATTATGTGATTTAGATAAATTATTTTCTTTTACTTTACTAAATAATTCTTCATTTGTTGGTGGTGGAAGATGAATAACTTTTGTTTGACCACCAAACATTTTTTTTATGTGTTCAATTTGCCATACACTTGGAGATAAAAGTACTGTTGGTAATGGTTGGTTAGGATTTGCTAAATGGCCAAACAGTTCGTAGTTATACTGAAGGATAGTTTTTACATTTCTTTTATTTGCAAACCTTATAAGATTTTGATCATAAAATGTTTCACAACTTAATACAACGTCTACATCGTTTAAAAATATTTTAACCTGTTGAACAGATGGAAATCCATTGCTTCTAATACAACTATATTTTTCATACCATTCTGGATGTTGTTTATTTTTATTAAAAGTGGTAGAGTCAATTAAAAGAATCTTATCAGGATTAAGCATATTGACTAATTCTCTAGTTTGATTGCCAAGCCCAGTGTTATCTGATCTTGCTATAATTCCTAGTCTCATTCTTTATACCCCCAAGTTTCATCGTCTATCGTAAATTTGCGGGTACCCTGACGACCATCTAAATGGTAGGAACTCTTAATACTACCTTCAGGATGATAAATCCAGAGTTTGTGCATATCCCAACCTTCTTGATTAAATTTATTATATGGGATTATGTCGTCTTGAATTGCCCCATGAAAGGTATCTTCAATAAAAAATTTATCCTTACATCTTGGCAGCACAATACTTTTATAATATTTTTTTCTGCTTAAATGAGGTCGTTGACTCCATTGTGCAGTTTTCATAAATCCATCTTCTAGGCCAAACATAAGATGTTCATGATCTTTTGGTATTTTTGATTCAAAATGAAAACGAATAGTATTTGCTTTATTGTATTCAAACATATCTAAACATTTATCCCAGTCTATTAACACATCTGCAGTTAAAGGAGCATCACCTTCAACATAAAGTAATAGCGGTGTTTTAATTTCATTAATTGTTTTACGCATCATATTAGTTTGATGACTATGTTCTTTAAATATAAATGGCAATATGTTTTTATCTTCATGTAAACACTTCCATAAAATGCGATTTTTATATTCATCGTAATCTTTTTTACGATTTTGCTGTTCTTCTCTAAGACCATCTATTTGCATGATAATTTCATTATCTGGAAAGTGAACACGAATATCACTAATAGTTTGTTCTATCATTGCTGTACTTGGATGATTTGGAATTACAGATGTAGCCATAATAATTGTTATATCTCTTTTATGCATTTACTTGCCTCATTAACTCAATATACAAATCTCTTTTATATTTAATCCACCAACAAACTATTTGATGCATTTCAGACTGACAAACATCTAATAAATCTGGTAATAAATCAACAATATTTTGCCAATTATCAACGCTTCTTATTGGGTGATTATCTTCAAACATAAAATTAAAAAAATCTGTGTTTTTCCCACTTGGATCTATTTTATCTCCTATAGGCAAACAAAGCATTTCAATTGCTTCATAAAATCTAAAAGAATCAATAACCATGGCTCCGCTAGGACATGGAACAATTTTAGATTGAAACATTTTGTCATAGTATTCTTTTGGTTTTAATCCTTCGGCAAAGCCAGAGGTTGGATTATAGAAAGAGTTTGCTATGTTTTCCATAACACCTGACAGTTCTTGTCTTCTTTGATGAGTTATTTGACCAGAAAAAAACACATCATACACTTTGTCTTGATAATTCGGCAAATTTTTAGGTAAATGTTGCGGAACTCCTAAAGCCAATTTATTATATTGTGCATGTTTTTTATGCGGATATTGAACCCAAATTTCAATATTGTTGTGCCTTATCTTATTGATGTTAAATGTAGCACTTTCATCACCAGTAATAAACAAAACTACTCTATTTATCTTATTTAATTCTTCAGATATTTGATCTTCATAATCTACATTTTGTGGTCCAGGAATAACCACAAATGCTCTTTCTGAATCAGGCAACGAAGTTACCTTTTCTGGTTTTATATTAATTTTATTAAAAAATTCTTTTAATAAACCATAGTCCCACTTATCAGCAGCACAATCTTCTTGTTTAATTGAATAAAGATATGCATTAGGCTGGTTCATAATACAAATGCACCTCGTGTTGATAATCAAGTAATGTTTCTTGATATCCAATACCTTTAATAAACTGCCTTAAATCATACAAATATTCTTTCCAATACATCATCATAAATTCTGGGTGTCCAGACAACCAAATCTTAGGTTTGTGCTCTCTAAGGACCCTCTCAGCCCCTCCTAGCACCCTCCATTCACTACCCTCAACATCAAGAGATATTGCTGTAGGTGGCTTCATTCCTTTTTCATAAACAAGCGTGTCAATTTTTGTTTGACCATATTTATCTGCTTCATACTGTAATTCTTTAAATCCATGGGCAGCCTCAATAGGAGCATCTGCTTCTGGTGGAAATTCATTATAATATATACGTGCAAGTTTATTATCTTTATCAGATGCAAAACCAGGTATGCATGCAATTGGTTTTTCTAAACCATTAGCACTCCAAAGCAAAGGAAAGTGCGACCAAACCTTTGGATTAGGTTCAAATAAAACTATTTCTGCTCCCCACATTTGACACAAAGCAGGCATCTCTCCTTCTTCTGCACCAACATAATAAACAACATCTTCCTTACTAATATTTTCTGACATATGCTTTAGTCTTGGCTTTTCCCAACCATGAGGCTGATACCAGTCTGGTCTATCTGCACGATGCTTTGGTAATATTATTTCAAATTCCCCGTTAATAATAGCCTTAATCATTTCTGTCATTTGCTTAACCATTCCATTAATGATACCTTGGGCATCCATCCAGTTAAATCTTTAAACTTTTGATTAGATGCAAGAGTTTCTTGTACTTCACCAATTCTTGACGGTATAAACTTAATATCATTTGAAATCATATTGGCAATATCAAGTATAGCGTAGTTACTTCCATACCCAATGTTATATACCTCACCAAATCCATTTTTAACTTCAGATGCAATAATGTTTGCTTCTATTACGTCTGATACGTGAGTAAAATCTCTGCGCTGAGATCCATCTCCGACCACTGTTAATGGCTTTCCTTCATGATACTGTTTTAAAAATAATCCTATTACTGGTGCATACTGACCCTTTAATGGCTGTCTATCTCCATACACATTAAAATATCTAAGAGATATTGTTTCTAGTCCGTAAAGATTGTAATAAACTCTTGCAAGGTTTTCACCAAAAACTTTGGCAGCAGAGTATGGTGTTAATGGATCAGATGGCTGTATTTCTTGGTTTGGAAGTAAAGATTTTTTACCATATGCTGAAGATGTACTTGAATAAACCAACCTCTTTACATTGTTAACTCTACAAAGTTCAAGAACATTGGCTGTTCCAACTGCATTTGATTGAATAGATTTTTTAGGATTTAGTATTGCTGGTTGGATTCTTGCATCAGATGCAACATGAAATACACAGTCAATATCTTTAAATAGTGGAGCAATTAAATCATAATCGCAAATGTCATACTTATAGTTTTGTGCTTTATCATTCCAATAGAACTGCTCATGACACTCTGCAGATTCATCATCAATACAAACAACATCGTGACCAAGACTAATTAACTTATCAACAAGGTTTGAACCAATAAAACCAGCACCACCAGTTACTAAATATCTCATTGTATGTTTAATGTTTCTAGTATTGTTTTCCACCTGTGTACATATGTGTGCTCTTGTTTTGTTCTTTCATGCCCAGCAAATCTGATGTCTTCTCGTAATGGTCCATTAAACAAGTACTCATCAATTTTAGTTTTTAGATCTTGAAGATTTCCGTGTTCATAAAAAACAATTTCTTTTTCATCAACAAAATAATTTTCTAAACCTTTTATTCGGGGATAGATAGTAAATCCACCACGACCAGTGCTTTCAAACAGTCTATCACTTGTATAGTAGGGGTAGTTAAAGTTAATGTTGAGACTATCACCAATTGCTACTTTACTCTTTGCATACATACGATTTAGTGCATCACCACGCACAGTGCCAGTATCACCATCTCCACCTACATGTAAAAATCTTTTACCATATGTCTTCCTTAAAAAATCTATTAGTTGTGGGCGATACTTATGTTCTGGGTGATAGCCTTTACTGCCAACAAAAATAACATCGTATTCAAAATTATATTTATCATAGTCTTGATGGATATAACATTCTTTGTCATATACCCCAGCAGGCAAGAAATGTCCTACGACTTCTGTATTTTCATTAAACCAGTCACACATCAATTTATCTGTAGCAAAGAAGTGACCAATGTTTGTATAAAAGTCATCACTCTTTAAATCTTTCTCACGCTCAATTCCAAACCATAGGTCTAAGTGATAAGTCATAGTTGGAATACCAGCCGTTTTTAATTCTTTTAATACATCTGTCATTGATTTAGATCCTGGAGTTTGCCATCTATGTGTGTGTACCCAGATAAACACATCTGATTTTAATGACTCATTCAGTATCTGATCACTTGTGGCTTTCTTTTCTTGCAATTTTTGAACGGTATGACCAAGAGATTCTAAGGATTTAGCGTGATGATTCTCACTGCTGTAAGGCACCTCAAAGTTGCCAAGAAAAACTATATTAGCCATTGATTTGCTCATTCTGTCCTCTAGCAATAGCAGCGGATGCCTCAAATGCTTTTTGTGTTCTGCGGGACTTTAGCAATCCTTTTTCTTTCCAAAGCGGAATAGTTGCCTCAATATCTTTGGCAATTTGTTCTCTTATTTCTTTTACAGTAAAAACAATAAAGTTCCAAACATCTTCTTTTTGTTTATCATCAAGTTCATCAGTCCAGTTAGTCATCTTCTTCCTCAAACTCTCTTAAAGCATTGTTATTTTTAAAGCAGTTTCTACAATCTTCGTTGATTAGTCTACTCCCACAATACTCACAAAACATATGTATATCATATCAGATAAGTGGGACTGGAAGGTAATGCTCCTTCTTCTCAGGATTAAAAGTCCTGAGCATCACTTTAATGCTTCAATCCCATTGGTGCCCACAGTTGGATTTGAACCAACGCTTTGTGAATTTTAAGTCCACCGCCTCTACCGCTGGGCTATATGGGCTTGCTGGTCTGGCAGGGCACGATCCTGCGACTTCCGAATTAACAG